TTTAATACGTTCTGGGTCAAAGGTGTCAGGGAAGCCAATCTCTGCTAAAGTGGGTGGCCAATTGATTTGCCTAGCCATAGCCATAGCAAAAGGTAGGTTTGGGTGGTCAGCATGTGGGTCTCTCCAGTTTTCTCTTATCCAGATAGTTACCCTATCTAGCTCACGATAAACATTACAAAAACTGTAAGCAGTGAGGATAGAATCGTCACTCCAAGGATAGGGCTCATTATTTAACTCCTTACGTATAAATATATTGTGACGTTCGACCATAAAATTATTAAAATCAGCTACTCTTTTAAGGTTAATATTGTCCATTATTCTTTCTCTTTATGTAGTTTAATAAAATACTCTGCTTCTACTAATACTAATGGTTTACTTCTATTACGTTTAATCACAACTAATGGTTGATACTTACCGCAATTACTTTCTGCTTGTTCATAGGCTTTCCATACGTTCACAGCCTCTTGATTCTTACACTCAATAGAGTATGGGAATATATTCCTGGATTGCTTACCCATAATAATATCTTCACCTTGACTACCCATGGGTCTACTTTCTAAGTCTTCTGAATCAAGACCTAGTATCTCTACTAACTTACTAGCAAACCACTGCTGTAGTTTACGCCCTTTAGCTTTAGCACTACTAGGACGCACGTTGCCACCAGTCTGGTTGCCTAGTAGGTATTTTATTCCACTGGGCATAAGTCTTTTCGTTTACTACGTAATCACGGTAGGCTTTAACGGGGTCGGGGTTTTTATACTGGTCAGGCATAGCCTGTGGCATGGTAGTTAAACCAGACTCAGGGATACCTATAGGTAACTCAGATAAAGATTGATTTAGTTTTACATAACTAAGGTGCTGTCTGCCGTACCTATGTTCGTACTCCTTACATAAAGCAAAAAAGTGCCAGTACAACCACATATAGTTTTCACTAGTTTCCCTAGCCCATATAGTACAAGGGTGGTTCATGTAGGCTTTTTTATAGATACCGCGTTTATCACAGTAGTCCTCACCGCTAAGTAAACGGTGGGCGGTGCTTAACATTTGAGCTGACTCTAAGGGCATTTTAACTACTAGCTTATCGGGTAAGCATATTGCAGCATCTGCGGGGTCATTATGTACGTAAAATATATTCATAGTGTATTCTCTAAGTAAAGTATTAATTATTAATACTGTTAAAAATTTTACTTTACTTCTAAAGGTAAAGTAAAGCTAAATCATTATTCTAAACTCTTTCCTAGTCCTCCCTTGAATGATGTGTAGGTTTTCTTTAGCTCTGGTTACTCCTACGTAAAACGCTCGACACTCGTTGTCAGGGCTACGTATAAGCTCGTCATAGGTTTTAGTAGCTACGTCAGTTAATAGTATTACGTTATCACACTCACCGCCCTTAGTGGCGTGTATAGTATTCATTTTAATTCTAGATGAGTTTACTTTTTGACCTTTCTTTAAACCATTTATAATGTATTGTGTGTTAATATTACCTAGTAGATCAAAGCACTTGTGCCATATATCATCTACCATTAAACCATAGTCTTTCTTTAACTGGTTTATATCAAAAAAGGCTTCGGGGTCTGCTTGTTTCATAGTTTTAAATCCTACCTTGACGCCCCTACCAGCTTTCATGTACCCGTAAATCTTTTTAATACGATAAGCTTCTATACTTTTACCACTACGTAATGATTCCCAATCTTTAATAGCTTGTATCAAGTTGTCGGTTACGCTAGGCTTACCACTTCTAGTGTAGAAGTACCCTGCGTTCTTAACGTGCTCCTCTACTTTAGAAAGTAAGTAATTATTTCTAGCGAGGATCAACCAGTCGCCCTCAGAGATATCGACGTGCTCGAAACTTTTATGATAGGTTACTGTGCCTTCCTCTTCTTTAGGTATCCATGTTTTCTCACGCCTGTGTTTTATACGGCTAACTATATTTAAAGCTACGTCATGAACCTTTCTGGGAACTCTATAGGACTGGTCTAAATATATTTCTTTACCTGCTAAGTTTATAAAGTGGTCAGTATCCGCACCAGCCCATTTATAAATAGCTTGATCATCGTCACCAGCAATATAGACATGGTCAACGTCTTTAGCTAGTTTATGTACGCACTTCCATTGTAAGGCTGATAAGTCTTGAGCCTCATCTACTATCAACGCTTTTAACGACGGTGAGTTTTTCATGTTTAAGAAACCAGATAACATATCTGTGTAGTCCATTAAGAAGTTGGTCTGTTTATAGTTATTGTAACTCTTAACAAACCAGTCAAAATGCATCCAACTTAAATCAGAGTTAGCTAACTGCCAAGCACGTTGGTAATCCATACAAGTATTACGGGCTATGTTTTCTAGGAATAACATGTTATCGCCTTTAGAGTTTAACGCCATTAAGTTTTCACCGTCCCACGCACTACTAATCTTTTCACCTACGCCTTTACTAAAAGAACGTAAGTCTTTACGGTCTAAGATATCTGCTTTGTTTAAGCCCTGCCAAAAATAACATAGTGAATGAATAGTTCTAAAGTATGTATAAGAATCTTCGTCATGATCAAACTTGATAACTGCCCTAGTTAGAGCTTCAGTTGCTGCTTTCTTAGTAAAAGCAACATAGGCTAACTCATGCGGTTGTACACCAGAATCAAATAACTTTTCTACAGTGTTTAAAAGGTAGGTGGTTTTACCTGTGCCTGGTGGTCCAAGAACTATATTCCAGGGCGTCAAATCATATCCTCCTCAAAGTTATGACCAGCTATGGTATCATCTTTATACTCAAACTCTTTGATATACCAGACGTTAGTACCCCTACCTTTTAAATTCCAAAATTTAGTTTTAGCTTTCATGTCTCTCAACTTAGAAGCTATTCTATTAGTCTCGAGCTCAGTAAACCTGTGTTTAACTAGGAACTCTCTAAAGTCTTTTATTCTAAAGTAGGTGTTACCCCCTTCACTATATGGTTTACCTAGTAGTACTTCTTCACGGGTACTAGCTTGAGCAAGGTCGGTAGTAAATGATTCTAATAATTCTAAGAACTGCCCCTCGGTTGATACGTCTGAAGTAACCTCAATAATTTCCATACCTGAATCCATCAAGGTTTGTATTTGGGCTTGCCACTCACGTTCATTAGTTTTAGGGGGCATAAGGTTTAAGGTTTCCATACAGACCCTTTGAAACTTAGTCTGATTCTGTAACTCCTCAGTAGTTAGTTCTAAACGCTTATCATCTATCGATAAAAACCATAAAGGTGGCTTAGCATCTAGTTTAGCTAGACTAGAGAAACTAGGCGTTGTATTACCTTTACCTATACCGAACTTACAAGTTCTACACTTTTGTACGTCACAGTAAGATCTTATAGGCTCGTCGCTGCACTTATAGTTATATTCTTTTTTCTTTAAGGTACTTATTAAACCCAGTACTTCTTGAGCGGGTAGCGGAGGACTAACATACTTACGGTTATACTCCTCTATCTGAGTTTCCCACTTATCTGGAGTAGCCTGTTTAAGATAAACGCCTACGTTAAATAACCCATTATTACGAGTACCTTCAGGGAAGCCTTGCTTCAATAAAGTTTTGAGACACGGTGGTCCACCTTTTATATCATCTACTTCGGGTACTGATAACTCTACTAATTTTTCATGACTTATAGTTTGACTACGGACAAACGCTATAAACTCTTCGGGGGTTAAAGCTACACCATTAGGATTATACCCGTACCTTACTGAAGTCTCGCCTTCAAAGTATGGCATATTTAACCAGCTACCTATGTCTCCTCTATCAACTAAAACTTCTCTTTGTTTAGGGAATATCTCAACACCCCCGTAACCTAATCCTGCTGCTAATTCTCTTAGCTTATCCTGCATATCTCCAGCAGGTATAAAATTCTCTACAAAACAATATACATGAGCTCCACCGCTCTTTGACCTACATACTACCAAAGGTAGTTTAAATGATTCTATTTTCTTTACTAATTCTGGTATGTCAAGGGGATAGGTATCTATATCGATAGCCCCCCAACGTACTTGATTCTCTTCATTAATTGGTATTATACCTAAACCACTTTTACCTTCTAAGTGAGCGATCCAGTGATCTGCAGTTGGTCCAGCAGTCTTGATAGTCTTAGCTACACCCTGCTGTTTTAGTCCTGTACCATTTTGATTAACGTTGAATACACCATGAGCCCTACGTGACCCCTCAAAAATGTCGTAAAAAGATTTGTGTAATTCCAACACCTACTCCTCAAAATAAAAGGGGGAAATTAATCCCCCTAAGTTAGTTAAAACGGTGCGTCTACAGTATCAGTAGTGGCACTAGTCTGGGAAAGGTTAATCCCCCCTACTTGCTCAGCAAAAGTTTTTGCTGCTTGGTAGTAAGTCATCTCAGCTTCTGAGACTTGACCCGAGGCAGTAATACCCCAACCAAACCATGAACCACGGTCGTTAGACTCTTGTACACAACCGAGCGTATACTTTTGACTAAAACTGGGTGGTGTAAATACTTTATCGCCCTGCTTCATTTTAACACTAGCCATCATAGAGTTCCATGTACGAGACCTTTTAAGTTGAGTCCCCGCCATAGATATCATAGCCGTATCATAACCACCGTCTTTGTTTATTACTAACACAAAGTGGGTAGCTGAAGTTTGGATATAGTTACCGTTTTCTAGAACATCCTGACCTATTTTATTCTTAGTAGTTTTACTAAGAACACTAGCGTCATCGTGTTGAGCTACTAACCCACCACCAGAGTCTCTAGGAGTCCACTCTAGGAATAAACGCTTATAAGCCACGGGTAAAACTACCAATGGGTTATCATCGTTATAGAGCATACTACTCACTGTATTGATAATATCACCAGTACTAGCACCGTCAACATATTTACCGTCATGTTTATTGACTTCTGGGCTCATAGCCTGAAGCACTTTTAAACGTGGTATGGTAACGTCCTCGGCACCAATATTCTCTAGTCCACTACCAGCGTCTTCTAGAAAGGCTGATGGTACAGCAATATCAGTATTTTTCTTGTCACTTATTTCATTTTTATTTGTCATTTATTTAATTATCCTAGTTTTTTGACCTATATATACGTTAAAAGTTTCTAGTGGTAGGTCGTTCCCACCTTCAACTTGTTCCCTTATAAACGCTTTAAGAGTCATAGGCTCTACCCACTTTTTACCGTTAGTAGCATACCCTCCATCTTTAAGGTTTAATAAGAGCTTTTGGGCGTCGACGTCTTCGTCTCTACCAAAACTTACAGATACTACATTTTTTATAATATCCCCGTGTCCGTTATTTTGTAACCATTCAAAGGCTTCTTCTTGGTTATGCTCGGTGATACGACCATAGTAGTACTGGTTAGTACTAATCTTTTTACCGTTAGTAAGGGTTATCTCACTTAACCCAACCTCACTAAGTAGTGCAGGTATTTCTTCCTCGCTTAATACTTTAAGCTCTTTTTGAGTTAGCTTTAAACTAGCCTGTTTTTCCTCTACTAGTTCCTCTAACCTTACCATTTCATTTGCTTTATCGGTGAGCGTTTTTAAAGAGACCTCACTAACCTCTGTTTTTATATCTTCAAACATTTATATTTACCTCTATAATGTTATATTTATAGTCGCGGTTATCCCACTTTAACAATTTAACTTTACCTGTATTAGAAAGTAAAGCATAATGCATACAAACTCCAATCGCAACTGGATCACCTATTAATAATAGATAGTCATTGTCGTTAAAGTCTTGAAGTTTTTTACGTATTCTACTTATTGTGGGTACAGGACTATACATCATATTAGAACGGCTGTCTAATATAAATTCGAAGTCACCATATTCTAAAGCGGAGGATATGTTTTTATTATCGCTCGGCTTCTCTACTATATATACACTCATCTTGTCTCTTTTATCTTACTAAAAATAAAGGGGGGGATACGCGTAGTTCCATTGCCCCCACTTTATACCTTTAAGGAATCACACTTATGACAATGTGAAAGTAAACTTAATTACTTACCTATTACTATATATAGTTTTTATAATTAATAAAGTTTAATCTTTAAATAGTTAGTACTTTAGGTAATATCGGTAATAGGTTAGAGAGAATACATTGTAAGGTAGAGAGTCCTGTGGCTATTAGCTAAACCTATTACGACCCTATTACGCTAAAACATACAATATCCTTTTTAATTATACTGACCTAGTTTACTATATAGCTATATAAGAGACGAGATATGGATAATTTTATTTTTAAGACTAAACCTTACGACCATCAGTTGGAGGCTTTAGTAGAATCATGCGACAAAAAAGAGTACGCTCTATTTATGGAGATGGGCTGTGGTAAATCAAAAGTTACTATAGACAACTTCGTTCACCTGTACGGTCAAGGTAAAGTTAATAATATATTAATAGTAGCCCCTAAAGGTGTGTACAGTACGTGGGTCAATAAAGAACTAGACGCCCATATACCTGACCATGTAGAGAGGGACGTTGTTAAGTGGACTAGTAGCCATACTCAAAAGTTTTTAAAAGACTTAGAAAAGTTATTTGTTTACGACGATAACCTAAAAATATTAGTTATGAATATTGAAGCCTTTAGTACTAAGAAAGGTTGTCAGTATGCCAATAAGTTTATTCAGTCTAATAAGACTATGTTTATAATAGATGAAAGTACTACTATAAAAAACCCTTCCGCTAAGCGTACAGTAAATTGTGTAAGGCTAGGTAAGTATGCCCACTACAGAAGGATACTAACAGGCTCACCTATTACTAAGAGTCCATTAGATTTATATAGCCAGTGTATGTTTCTAGATCCAGCTTTACTAGGGTTTAGTAGTTACTTTGCATTCAGAGCTAGATATGCAGACCTAAAAGAAATGACTGGCCAAGGTAGAACTTTTAAAATGGTGACTGGTTATAAAAACTTAGAAGAGTTAAATGAAGCACTCGGTAAGTTTAGCCACAGAATATTAAAGAAAGACTGTTTAGATTTACCAGAGAAAGTTTACATACGTCGTGAAATACAAATGACAGCTGAGCAAACCAAAGCGTATAAAGAATTACAAAACTTTGCAGCCACTCAATTGAAAAATAATAAGCTTGTTACTATAAATCATGTCATGACTCAGATCATACGTTTACATCAAATTTCATGTGGATTCATAGGAACGGATGACGGTAGTATTACCGAGTTTACTAATAATAGAGTCTCTGAATTGTCCTCTATTTTAGAGGAAACAGACGGTAAGATAATTATCTGGGCTAACTACCGCCACGACATAAAAAGAATAGAAAAGTTACTAACAGAAATGTACGGTGAAGAATCAGTAGGAACTTATTTCGGTGACGTACCTCAAGAACGTAGAGAAGAAGTAATTAATTTATTCCAAGACCCCGATAGCCCTATGAGATTTTTTGTAGGTAATACCCAGACAGGCGGTTACGGAATTACTCTGACTGCTGCCAGCACAGTTATCTATTACAGTAATAATTACGACCTTGAAAAACGTTTACAATCAGAAGACCGTGCACACCGTATAGGTCAAATGAATAAAGTAACCTATATTGATATCGTCTGTGAAAAAACAGTCGATGAAAAGATAGTAAAAGCGTTACGTAAAAAGCAATCTATAGCCAGTACAATACTAGGTGAAGAAACCCTTAAAGACTGGCTAACTTAACGTTCTCTTCTCATCATTCTAGGTGATACTAAAGTTTCCATACCTGTTGCCCTTCTAGGTACAGGTAAATTCATTCCAGGTAAAGATGATATAGCCCCAGCGTTAGTTCCCGTTTCAGTAGGTACCATATTTTTCATTAAGTCTCGCATCACTATATCTTCATCAACACCTTTAGGCATCTCCATCTGTTTTTGTAGCTGTTTAGTAAGAGCGTCATAATCTAAACCACCGATTCCCGGAGGAGTAATTTCCATAGGTTTAGGTCTTTCTCGTGGCGGTTCTGGCATAAACCCATCTGGTCTTCCTTTTGTGGGTAATCGTGCTATATCCATAGGTGGCGGTGCTATACCCATTGGCGGTTCAGGCATTGGTCTTTGAATTGGTCTATCCATCGGAGGTGCCATTGGTGGCATAGGTGGAGCTATATCCATTGGCGGGGCTACAGGTGGCATCATAGGAGGAAATTGTCCCCCATCTCCTGGTGGCATCATAGGAGGAAATTGTGAACCGGCTACGGATGAAGAACCTGGTGGCGTCATAGAATAATCCATAACTCCTGCTTCTATTGCTGCTGCTGGACTAGAATATGGCGTGCCGTCTGGACCATAAACAATTACCATAGGTGTCATACCTGGATCAACTGGCGGTAATCCGCCTATTCCTGGCTCACTGAACCCTGGAGGAGTAAACCCTGGCGGAAGTGGTGGGAGAGTAAACCCTGGAGGAATTAAACCTGGCTCAAAATCTATTGGTGGTATACCTGAACCTGGGATTCCTGCCCCTGGATTACCACCTGGCGGAAATCCTGGCACTATAGGTGGTGGAAAATCTATTGGAGGAAAATCTATTGGAGGAAAACCAATATCATCAAAAGGAGGTCTACCACCGTCACCTGGAGGTCTACCTGGAGGTCTACCACCGCCACCACCGCCACCGCCACCGCCACCACCGCCACCGTCATCACCTCCACCACCACCACCGTCATCACCACCACCGTCATCACCACCACCGTCATCTTCTGATGGAGGGGGTGCTAAAAAACTACCGAAGGTTTGTTGCTGTCTTAATAAATCTGCCATGTTCTGTTGACCAGCACTATTATCAGGTTTAGGAGCATTAGTGAAATCTCTTAACTGTTGAGGGTTTAAATACCCACCAAGACCACTCGTTTGATCACGCATAATTAAATCGGGGTCCATTTTAGTACCGATACTTATGCCCCCAGGAGGAGGTCCTTTTCTTGGTGGCGGTGGTAAACGTATAGGCATTTGATCAGGTGGTATACGTTCTTCTGCCTTTACTTGTTGTCTTTTCGCTTCTCTAATTTTACTAAGTATACTCATTAGTTATCTCCGTAACCGTATTGTAATTCTATTAAGGGGTTACCGCCCATGTTCATTTCTAACCCTTCTATGTCTAACTCTTCTATAACTCTTGATTGTACAGGGAAATTAGTGAGCGGTTGTTCTGGATCTGTACCTCCACTTTTATCGTAAGCTCTAGCTATAGCCCTAGCTGTATCGTAAAACTTAGGATCACTTAAAAGTTTTTCTCTCATGATTCTATTGTATAAAATTTCTGGGTTAAGAATCATATTTTCAAAAGTTGCTTTTCTGCTTTTGGAAGTAAGTTTAGTACCCGCAGTAATCACCCTTCCTGGTCTAGTAAAGATACCTAAATAAGCTCTAGCTAAACTATTAGCTAATTCAATCACTTGGTTTTCTGGTAAGCCTTCTTTACCAGCTATGATGTTTATATCTTTAATAAGTTTATTGTAGCTCCTTAAACCATTAACGAACTCTTCCCCATACACGGCTTTAAGACCGTCTGTATGTTTATTCAAGTAAACTTGTATAGCATTAGGATTAAAGTTACCGTCCACCGCTTTAGTAGAATCGATAAAATCCCTATAAATTAAAGTTTTAAAATCATTCACCTTACTACTAGGCATCATATCTAAAAACGTTTGAGTATTGGTTAGTTTACCTTCTCTCCATACGACATCAAATACGCCTTCGGGGTCAGCTCCTCTAGTAAGCTCGGTTATTTTATTAGCCATGGCTTTTCTATCAGTTGGGTTTACGCCTTTACCAGCTTTAGTACTTACGTCTTCAGGGTCAAAATACCCGCCAATATCTCTACCGAACGTTTGTTTAATTTTAGTGACATCAGGCACAATCAAAATATTAGGGTCAATACCTACTTCGTCAAATATTTTTTCATACCCTAGGTCAAAACCAGTTTGTTGGTCTATCATCCTTTGTTCAACTTCAGCCCTAGTTGAAACTGACTCATCAACCTCTTTTTGCATTGCCTGTCTACGTATAGGAGTTGCGTCTTCAGAAAAACCTAAAACTTGAGGAGTTGTTAAATCTTCAACCGCTTCTTGTTCAGCTTTACTACCACCAGTTTTTATACCTTCTACTTCATCATAAGCTTTTATAAAACTGTCTCTATCTATACCTAAAACACTAGCTGGGTTACGACCCAAAAATCTAGCGAACATATTGAAAGCAGCACCGCCACCAGCACTAAAAGCAGTAACTAATCCAGCATCTTTCATGGCTACTTGTGCTATTTTATCAGGTGTGTATGTTTCATCTAAGATACCACGGTCTTTCATACCTCTTAAATTACTTGACCTCCAAAGGTAGTGACTTAAAGCTTCACCTGCTAGGGTAAACGTTACGGGTCTAGTAGGGTTTAAAGCACCAAGCACCGTCCCCGTAGCAGCACCAACACCTTGGAAAAATTCACTATCGGTTAATTGTGCTGTTGTAACTAAACCAGCTGTACCCCCCGTTAAACCACCTTGAACTCTACCTGCTGTATTACCAGCTACAAAACCAGCGACGCCACCAGCTATCTCAAGCATCACAGGTTCCATCACCGCACTAACATCTGCCCAATCCACACCAGGAGGTTGTACAAATTGTTTTTCCCCTGATTCAGGATCCTTATAAACTACTCTACCTGTACGTGGTTCAGTAGCTAATTCTAAAGCATCTAAAGGTACGTTAGGGTAAGCTTCTTTTAATAGAACTTTTATTCCTCTCTCGTAATTATCGGCGGGTAAGTAACTGGCGTCTTTTTGTACTTGAAACGATGCACCCTCTTTTGGGTTTATTCCTGCAGCTTCCGCTCTTTTAGTTGCGGGGTCAGTAGGGTTAAATAGTTCATCCATATTTAAACCGAAAGGTTGCTGACCTTCTTTTAACGGTTGGTCACCAGGAAGTGTGCCTCTAAATAAATCTCTTATAGCGTCTTTAGGGTTTAAATTTATAAAGCGGTCTCTAAACCCGTAAGGTTGCCCCAATACTTTATCAATAATATTAGGGCTAATGTTTAATTTGTCTACTAAATAATTTTTAAAATCACTAGGTACAAACTGTCCAGGAGTTTCTTCACCGTAAACTCCAGGTTTTATAGTCATTGGGTCAGGTTGTTGAGCCATGGGCGGTATAGGTTGACTTAAATCAATATTAGCATCTATAAGTTCATCAATATCTATTATATCGTTTTGTGCCATTACTGCAGTCCTAGTTTTTTAGCTTGTTGTAAATGTGCTTTGAATATAATCAACTCTTGAGCGGTTAAATTTGTTTCTAGTTGTGTAAAGTAAGCGTCTTGTTTTTCCAGATTATTAGCAAAACTCGAGTATTTATTAACCATATCACGGAAAGTACCTTCAATTTCAGTTTTAGTGTCTGTAGTAAAAGGTGTGGTTATACCGTATTTTAGGGCAAATTGAGAATCAGGAGATATATTAATATTCAAGTTTTTAACTTGTTCATTTCCAGGGTCTATACTATCGTCAGCGACAAAGGTTATTGCGCCTGGTAGTTTAGGGTCACTTATGGAAGTACTTAATTTTTCTTTACGATCGAGTAATTTTTTCATGTACTTATCTCTTGTGTCTTTTAGAGCTTGTACTTTCTCTATGTCTAATGTATTGTCAGCTTTTTTTATATCCATTAAATCAATATCTTCTGTGCTTCTATCCAGTTCTAGGATATTCCTATTAATTAAGTTACCTCTAAAGTCATTAGTAATAGCTTGGAATTGTTTTAAAGTAGTTGCGTTAGCACCTTGAATTCTCATAAATTGTTTAGTTTCAAAATCCGATATAGCTCTAAGGTCTAAACCTTTTTCAGTTGAATAAGCACCCGCACCTAACATAGCTAAATCAAATAATGCAGCGTCTTTTCTAGCTCCTGTCACACCGTTAGCTTCTAAAAATCCAGCGATAGGGCTATTTCTAAACGTTTCAAATTCTTTAGAAGTTATAAGATCAATTTTGTATTTATCATAACTTACTTTATTATCACCTTGATAAAAAGAGCTTCCTCCTTGATCGGGTGCTGCTTGAAACAGAGAACCAAAACCTTTAACAGAAATAACAAACTTATCAGCTAATTCCGTTGCTCTACCCGCTAGGTTATCAAATGCTAAATCTGCTTGGTCTGGGAATCTACTTACGTAATCATTAATAACACCGTCTAAGTTATCAGCTGAAACAAAATAATTGTCAATTGCTCTGTCTATACCTTTTATTTTATTTCTAACTTTATCAAACTGTTTTATACCTTGTCTTTCTATAGCTTTACTACCGTTAGGGCTGTTACCGAATTCAATAACTGAACCATCAGTGTTAGTCACACTACCGCTAAAGCTACTGATTTTTTCGTATTTAGCTCCGTTACGTGCTAACTCCATAGGACTTACAAAATCAGTTGCATTTGTAAGTTTATTTAACACATAAGTTGGTACACCGCTAGTAGGTAATATAGTACCTATATGACCTTCTGGTAAGTTATCAAACTCATCCGTAGTTAACCACTTCTCTATTTTAGAATCGTTACCTTCATCTATTGAGTATAGTTGCATGTTTGTACGTTTGTCATGCCCAGCACGTATTTGCCCCGCATACTTAGGGTTACTTTGATAAAAAGCTAATTGATCTTGGTCCATGAACACATTCATTGTGCTACCTGAGTCAGCATTAACAGTATAAGGTTTTAAATCTTGTTTTTCTGTTGGTCTTACACTGTTCGGGAATGTTTTAATAATTGCTTTATACTGGGTATCAGTTAAAGGTCTAGTCTGTTTATCAGCAAAGCCGTTACTACCAGCTATATCATACATTTTTATAGTAGATTCATCTGTGTACGCTTGTTTTCTGATAGCTGTATTCATAGCCATTCTATCTTTAACATCAGTAAGAGCCATATTAGTTACTAGGCTATTAATATTTCCTTGTCTCTGCATATCTAAAGTGGCTTTAGATTTTTTGTACCGTGACTCTTCTTTTTTACTGGACATTTTACCAGATATAAATGCTTTACCTAGAGCTGCACCCCAGTCCTCACCTCTTTCTCCAGAGTTAATAAGGGAAAGCCCTGCTGCTAGATACGGCATCACCTTGTCGGGTTGTTCTATTAAACTTTCGTAATCTAGTTCTCCGACCATGTTTGCTGCTGCTCTTTTATAAACTTCCATTTTTTCTGGGTCAGTCATATCTTCTAACATACTAGAACTCTCTAAATAAGAAGAGAATGAACCTTGATTACCTTTACTACCAGCGAGACTTCCTGCTTCTAGCATTTCACCTACGGTTAAGTCTTCGTCTTCACCTTTATTAACACCTAAACTTACATCTAAAAATTCTTTTATATCAGCACCTTCACCTTCACCACTAGTCATACCGTCAATTATCATCTGAGTAGTTTCATCGTTAGAAGAGTTACTCATAATACCTTGAGTTATCGAAGGGTCAATTGGGTTAGGCATAACGTTTGGTTGTTGTCCCATCACGGAATCTTTCATGAAGATATTTTCTACGCTTTGTCTATCAAGACCAGTAGCTTGCACAACATCTTCCATGGTCGCTCCACGGCTAAGCATTTCCCTAGCGGAGTTTTCTATTTGACTACGTTGAAAACTATCCTGCATTAAAACTGGGTCAATATCAGTAGGTTCCATACCGTAACCTTCCATCCCTGAATATCTATCAACAAACTGACTTAAATAATTACTAGCCATTATTTAAGTGCTCCGTATGCTGCTACTGCAGTTCCTAAACCTTGCATTACACTATTACTACCACCGCTACTAGAACCTGAAGCTAGAGTAGTACCTCCTAAAGTAGGGGCTAGTCCTGCTGCAGTTCCTGCTGCTTGACTAATTATTTGTCCTGGTAAGTTATACTGACCAACAAAGTTTTGGTACGCTAAGTCTAGTCCTGCTTGATTCTGACCACGTTGCATTCCGCCTACGCCCATCATATTATTTACGTCTCCTTGACGTAAAGCTGATAAACCTTGACCTAATCCAGCCATTTGACCACCGACGTTAGAACCAAACTGACCAGCTTGTAACCCGCTTTGTGCTAAGTTCTGACCAGTACCGCCTAATACGTTACTTAGTCCTGTTCCTAAACTACCTAGTCCTCCAGCTGCAGTACCCATAGTACCTGCTAGGTTTTGTCCCATACCCGCTATTTGTGCACCCATACCCGCTTGACCACTTCCTAAGTTAGCCATAGCATTAGCTTGATTAAGCTGTGCACCTTGTTGACCTAGTCCTAAAGTACCCATAGCTTGACCACGTTGAATGCCTTGTGCACCTTCGCCTAAACCTAATTGACCTAGAGATTGCCCTGCCTGTAAGTTTTGAGCATTTTGGTTCAAACCTAATTGACCCATTTGACTACCGATACCTGCTTGTTGCCCTGCTAAGTTACCTAGTAAACCTGCTTGTTGTGCTTGTCTGTTTTGTTGTGATTCAAATGCTTGTTGTGCTCTACCAGCTGAAGACTCATAACCTTGACTACGTAAACCCGCAGCAGTTTTTAATTGAGCTTCTCTTAATGATTCTTCTCTTTCTTGAGCACCTAATCTGGCTCTACTACCGCCAAAAGCACCAGAGCCTATAGCTTGAGCTCTACCTGCGACGTCTGCTTTAGCACCTTGATCTTCTAAATCTTGTAAAGCTCTACTTACTACTTGATCTTCATACGGGTTAGAAAAACTAGAGATACCTCTAGGGTCAAAACCTTGAGTTGAACCTGCCCCAGTTTGAGCACTAGCTCCTATATTACCTAAAGCTCCACTGATAGCGTTCTGTGCTTGACCGACGTTTGCCTGACTACCTAATAAATTACGTGCTTGACCTAAGTCCGGTCTTGAACCAGATACTTGGTTCATAGCCCCGCTTAAATCTATACCAGCGTTACCGATCATGTTACCAGCTTGACCTAATGTCTGCTGACCAGCACGTACACCGCCTAAACCTTCAAACGTTGCGTCTTGTGCTATACCTGGAACTTGTCTTAATAAACCTTGAGCTTCATTTATACCCGCAGCACCCTGTTGAGCACCTTGACGCATAAAGTCCATACCTTCTTGAGCACTACTTCTAGCGTCACCGTAACCTTGTTGAGCCATTTGGCTACCTTGGTCAAAATACGGTTGATAAGAACCTACGTTTTCACCCGCTAGTTGCATAGCTTGTTGTTCAGCTGGGGTAAAGTCTGCTATCCTTTGACCTTGGTAAGAATAAGGAGTTGCCCCTTCTACGCCTAAACCTTGAATCTTATTGACTAAGTCTTGATTCAATAAAGGCATTATGCCAGGGACGTTCGCTCCTGGAACACCCGCCATAAAATCTCTATAATACTGTGCTGGTAATTGCTCGGTACGTCCTGTTGTTTGTTCTGCCATTATGCCCTGCCTATGCCCATTGTTTGAGCTTTGTTTTCATTCATTCCCATCATTGCATACAATTGAGCTATGCCTTTATCATGGTCGCCATCGCCTATACCGGCTACTGCTTGTTTTGTCATAACGAATTCACCGTCAGCAAGTAATGCTGGTACAGTATCTTCATCCCCCGAACCTTCTGGGTCATCAATGTCCCCGCCATGTTCTCTTAAATCTAAATCTTGTGTTGGCATTTGACCACCGTCAGCTAATCTTGCTACATCGTTGGATTGAATATTGAAATTGTTTCTATCCATTCCTTGATCTGTGGTGCTTATTTGTTTTAACTGACCTATCCCGTTACTTTGCCCTGGACCACCGTACATGTTTTGAAAACCACCTTGCATGCCTCCACCGTTATTATCTGGGAACTTACTTTCAATAGTTTGAGCAAACTCCTGTAGAGTAGAATCAACCTCATCGGTATTTAATCTATCTTTTATAAAATCACCTACGGGTCTTAATGCACTCATAACGTCTCCTTGTGCCCCTCTCCTTTGTTGAAATGGTTGACTAAGTGAAGGAAATGGTTTAAGCATTTGCACCGGTGGTGGTTGTGACATATCATTCATAATAGGTTGTAGTTGTTGTATATCTGTACCCATTTGTATAGCAGGTGACATGCCTAAAGCTCCACCCCTATTCATACCTACTCTAGCGAACTCAGGGAACTCTAATTCGTATTCATCTTGTTGTTTTAATAGTTCCGCTATACTAGAATTGACAGGGTCATAGTCATAAGATTGTTCTAAACTAGGCATACTACCGGTTATCCCCGTACCTGAACCTTTAGTACCGTAAACGTCACTTAATTGAGCAGGGGTTAAACCTCGAGTAAGATACCCACTTTGATCTATTGGTCCGGGCATTGCCGCTGCTTCATCATCACCAAAACCACCAGTAAGACTACTAACTCCACTAGCTCCTATAAGCCCAGCTCCTGCTTTTTGTAAAATATTCAGCCCTTCATAACCTTCACCTATAGTGGCTAAAGTTCCCGGAGCACCTGCAACACCACCAGCACCAGGAACATTTGCACCTAGAGCTGCAGCTGTATTAGCACCTACGCCTTCAAAAAATCCAGTTATACCAGTACCACTAACCCCAGCATTTGCGGAATTATAAAATTTTGCTGTACCTGATGCTGTACCGTCAAAGCCAAAACCAGCACCTTTCATCATACTACCAGCAGCATATATTTGTGCACCAGCCATTGCTGCTTCACCGAGGTCTTCACCTTCAGCTAGTCCACCTATACCTCTACCTATACTTGCACCTAAAACTGGACCGACTCCAGGAATAAATAAGCCTGCAATAGTTGCGATCTCTTTTGTGTTCTTCTTTACGAACCTCTTAAGACTTTTAGCTACACTTTTTAAACCGCCCATATTATCTACTTATTGAACATCTATTTATTATATATACAACTTTCTACTATGTATAGTAGGCTTCTACACCATAACCAGAATTATTACTTCCTATGTTTATAGAAACGTCACCATTAGTAGTAACCGTTACACTACCTAAACTGGCTGTAGCCTCGTAACCAAGGTCAATTAACCGTTCACCAATGTCTAACCAGTAGTGACCAGTCCAAACCTGTAATACACCAATAGTAGTGTTCCAAATAACACTACCAATATTAAACCTAAGAGTATCTCTTTCTACTTGATTAATCTGTCTTGTGTTATCAGGGTCAAACGTACCTAAGTTGAGCTCTAAAACCCTGATTAATCTATTGTAAGTTTCAGATTTTACTGACTCCTCCATAGACTGGGGTAGTCTAGTAGCTAAGAGCCTACTCATCTTCTACCGTCACCTTTTATATCTAACCTAGTAGCACCCAATCTCCAACCAGTATCATCATTACTTGAATTTGTATTTGTATCATCTGACTCTAAACGTATCACAGCTTGTCGTGCTCTACCTCTTATGTGTGCTTGTTGAGTTGTACTAGCTATAGCGTTAGTGCTATTAGTAGTAAGCGTATCCCCAGGGAAGTCCCTAGTTTTTAAAACTAAATTAACTTTACCGCCACCGCTATTATTTAAGAATTTGATATCTGGTATAATTTTACTAAAGAATGCATACTGTTCACCATCACCTATATCAAAATCACTACTTTCTATAAATACATTAGTCATAGGGTTACCATCATCGTTAAAACCAAACTCATGTTCATATAGATAGTTCTCACTTACGGCTCTAGGGTAGTCTACTGTGCCTTCATCTAACCAAGCGGTTCTACTTAACTCACCGTAACTCCAAACGTTATCGTTATAATCATACACAACATATCTGTCCACTTCAGTTGAATTAGCAGAAGGATAAAACCAACCTATTTCATCATGGGCATTATTAGTAAATGCATTTATTTTGTATACTTGACCGCTGTTAAGATCATCAAAAACATAACTAAGTACGCTACAAGGTACTTTTTGAACGCTACCGTTATACACGTAAAAGTTATCGTAACCCATCCAGTAAACACCGTTAGGTGACGTAATAGCCCCGTTAGGTGATATAAGACCTGTATTATTGTTTATTAGATTAAGACCAAAAGTAAACGGTGGTCCAATAAAAGCCATACTATATAAAGCTGTGTCTGTCCATATCAAAGTTTCTTGTCTAGCTTTTACTGAGCCTACTATTAAACTACCTTCCGATAATCTTAAATCTCCAGCAGTATTAGTGTCAAGTGGCTCAAATTGTAACGGGTTTTCTTGGTCACTAAAAGATACTAACATAGGGTCAAGAACCCCAGTTCTAGCATCCCCGACTATAGGGTCAGCCCCTAAAACTATAACGTGCCTATCAGTTTCCGAGACAGTAACCCCTAAACAAATAGTAGGAACAAAACTAGCTCCGCTTATACCTGTTAAAGCTACGGCTCTGGTTTGTACCCCGTCAGTTTTATCCCAATAAAAAAGCTCACCGTTACGCACAGCTATTATCAAGTCTTCCCCAAAATGGTCGTGAGACCAATTACGTAACTGGTTAGTTTTAGATAGAGCAGTAACTGAACCCCATGTACCTGTGTTATATTGTCCAGAACCAAAACCCGTTGATTGAACATACACGTCTAAACCTATGTTTATCTGGAACGCACCGTCTACACCGCTTCCCCCGTTACCGCTATCGCTTGAGTTAGCTGTTATTGTGTTACCGCTAGTATCTTTAGCAGTAAAGGTAAAAGTACTAGTAGTAGGTACAGAAAGTATTTGATATTCTTGATTCAATACCGCAGCAGTAACAAGACCACCTAAACTAGCAGAACCAGATATAGTTACAAAATCACCCGATACTGCTCCATGAGCACTATCAGTTGCGGTTATAGTACTGCTGCCATTAGTAGCAGAAAAAACAATACCATTAGTTGTGGTGGCTCTAATTGGGGTAACATCGTTAAAAGTATCTCCTTCTAATATATAGTATTTTAAATGAGTTCCTAGTCCTAAGAACTTACTTCCGTCTAAAGAAACCCAAGAGTGTAACGCACGACAAGTACCTAAAAAAGTATTGATAGAATCTTTTTGCCATCCGCCTATCTTCTCTGGTCTACCGGCATTAAACCTAACTAAATTTGAATCAAACCACCCACCTTCATTATCGTAGGCAGTACCTTCTCGCATAATTCCTGGTTTAAATACAAACTTACTTAACGGCATATTACACCTCGTGCCATTCTTTATCTTGGAACAATAAAGATTCTGCTTCTCTACGTCTAATCAGACCTTCTAAAACTTTTCCTGCTGCTTTATTCCAACGTTTCATTTGATTTGGGACTTCCTCATATTCTTTGTTGTTCAGTACTTTAAGCATAGTAGATGCTCTTAGATTAGCTGGTCCAAGATTGAAGACCCAACTTACTAAAGAATCAAATTGATTCTGATCAAGGTCAACAGTCACATAATCGTTGATATACCCTTCATACTCTTTCATGTCTTCTTCTAGTATTTTATCTGCTTCTTGTTGAGTTACTAAGTCTCCTTCTTTAACACCAGCAGTATGACCATAGCCTATAGTCAATACCCCAGCAGCACATTTGTATGCGTTGTATTCGCACCCTTCAAATTTTTTAATTAATCCTAACCCTTCTTGTGAAATATTCATAGTTAATCCTGTTTGTGTGAGGCTCCGAAATAAAAAGATATAACCGCACTAGCCAACCCACCGAGGTAACCAAGTACTAAGTTAATAAGAGCTTCTGAGTTTTGTTCTGGCGGTTGTAGAGTTACTAAAAATATGTACCCCATAAAGCCACCTACGATTACTATACCCATTATTCTAGCTGTCCAGTCTTTACTAAACTTACCTCTAGCATCCTGGATATCAGCTGTTTCCATAGCGAACACGTCTACTTCAAGCTCTTTCATTTGTATCTCAAAAGCTTGTTCAGACTTTTTAAGTTCTAGCATTTGTTCGGGGGTAGCTTCTGATAAACCTTTTTCTATTGACTTAGAGTTATTAGGTACACCTAATACATCAGCAATCATTTTAGTAGCCATGCCTCCCATTGGACCACCAAGAGCAGTACCAAGTGTTGGGGCTACGGCACCAACTATATTTTTGATTAGATTAAATTTCATTATACCTCCGTATGTACAGTATATATTTCTAACGCTTTCGCTTTACCTTTAACTTTTATAGGTTTCAATAATTTTAACTCAAATTTAGACTTTTGTTTAGTGTTTTGACCTATAATTAAATCTTCCCCCACCTCTTTAGTAGAACTTTCTAATCTAGCAGCAGTATTTACTGCGTCACCTATAGCGGTATAATCAAATCTTTGGTCACTTCCCATGTTCCCTATAATAGCGTCACCTGAGTTTATCCCTATACCTATAGCTATACTAGGTAGTCCTTCCTCCACTAATTCACGGTTTAATTCAATCATGTTTTTCTGTATTTCTAAAGCACATTCAATAGCCTTATCTTCATGCTTATCAAGATCTATAGGAGCATTAAATATAGCCATCATGGCGTCACCAATATATTTATCAACCATTCCTTCA